TTCAGCTTTTGGCGGTCAAGAGTATTATAAAACGCCAAAGTTAGGCGGTTTGAACATTATTTCAAACGGTCAGCCAACGTTCCTTAACCCTGATAGCTGGGATGCTTTCAATATCTTTATGACTACTCCACAACTTTATGCCGTTGTTTCTTTGCGTGGTCGTTTACTTGCTAGTGGTGTATGGGTGCATGAACGAATGGATAGTAAAGGAAATGTTACACGTGTCGATGGTTCGGATTTAGTTAATTTACTAGAAAATCCTAATCCATTGCTTAACGGTAACGATTTGATTTGTCAATGGAACGAAAATATGTGCGTTTATGGTAACAATTTCGAGTATGTATTGAAGCCTTATTCATCTGCTCGTCCAGCAGGATTTTCAAACATTCCAGCTACTGACGTAAAAATCAAAACAACTGGTAAAACTTACAAGCAATCAAAACTATCTGAAATAATTGAGTACTACGAAGTAACAAACGGCGTTAAAATTGATCGTTTAACAACTGATGAAATCAATCATACAAAGGTAGTAAATAGTCAAAATCCAATCAAAGGCGAAAGTCCATTGAAGCCAATTTATATGCCAATATCTAATATTCGTTCTGCATATCAATTCAGAAACGTAATAATCAATCAAAAAGGTGCGCTTGGTATTTTGTCCTCTAGTTCAAAAGGTGCTGATGGTGGTGGTATTCCTTTGCTACCTAAAGAACGTCAAAAAATAGAAGAAGCATACAGACGTGCATACGGAATAAGCGACGAGCAGTCAAAGATTATTATTACTGATGCTTCGATGAAATGGCAACCAACTACATTCCCAACTAAAGATTTATTGTTATTTGAAGAAGTAGACGAGAATTTCCAAACTATTATTGACAATTTCGGATTGAATAACAACCTATTTTCAAGTAAAAACAATACTTACGAAAATCTAAAAGAGGGATTAAAACAAGCGTATCAAAATACAATCATTCCAATTAGCGAAGAACTTTCAATGAATCGTACTCGTTTAATGGGATTGGATGGCAAAAAAGAATGGGTGCGTTTAGATTATTCACATATTCCAGTACTACAAGAAAACTTGAAAGAGAAAGCCGAAATACTTAAAATTAAGTCCGAAGCATACGAAAAACTTTCAAACTTAGGATTCCCTAATATTGAACAGGTAATAACGTTTGATTAGACTTCGTAAAGGTTAGCGTAAAATCCTTTAATCATGTTGCATAAACCCGCTAAAGAGTCGGGTGCATCGTCATGGTCGCTAGTTCCATCACTCATGTATTGAGTAAGTATATTAATAAAATGATAGTAATCACTATTATATTCAAAGTCATCTTTGAAGTAACAGAACTCTTTAATAAAACCGCTTATTGTGTATATTCTAGCGTGTTTGTTGGACTTTTCTCTAAAAGGTAACAAAGCAATCGTTTGATTTATTTTCGGTTGTAACAACGCTGGGTACATACCTCCACCCATATTAACCTCAACACGTACGTATTCGGGCAAATGCTTATTGAGTATCGATGCTGTCATGTCAACATTTACGTCAACACCTAAAGTAGTGTAAAGCACATCTTCAATGAATATTTTCCCATCATTGTAAACGTAGGCAATAGGTACACTATGCGCATCTGTTCCGCTATCTGCTGGGTCTATAAATGCCAATTTCGCCACTGGTTGCTCTATTGGTAATTGATTGAATTTCTTTAGTTGTGATTTCTTAAATAATACTCCTTCAGGCTCACTAATCCACCCCCCCATTACAACGTTATCATATTGGATAGGGTCTTCTAATTTTAAACGTTCATAGTCCTTGCGTATATTCGCTGGGATGTACAACGGATTAACGTCTAAATAGCTTGAATGAATATAAAGAACGTTATCCACAACGCCACAAAATCCGTCAGGAACTTGCTTTTTCTCAAATATTTCCTTATAAATCCAATGTTCTTTTGTGGTTGGGTTTAAAATTAGTATTGATATGTTGCGTTTATCAACAGAACGAATGGAATAGAACACCTTTTTAAAAGTTTCAAACGAGGGTATTTCTTCAGCTTCATCAACTACAAAGATATTGAATCCTGATAACGATTTTAAGTTAGCAGTTTGTCCTTTAGAACCAGTTTTAATACCTTTAAATGAAATTAATCCATCGTTGATATTTGATTCAATTCTATATTTAGTATCTGTTAATTTGGATTCATAACCTAGAGTTTCGATTTTATCTGAAACCTCCATTTTGATTGAATCGCCTATGGAAGTATTTGTAAACCTTGAATAAAGAACTTTCCATGCCTTTTCGACTACTCCAATAGCGCAAAGAATTGAAACATTGTAAGATTTTGAAGATGCACGACCTCCAGTTAGTACAACCGTATCGACTTGGTGAAGACTATTACTATCCAACAACTCAAATAAAGGCTGAAACTTATAACTGATTTCGATTTCATTCTTGTTCGTCATTGAATTTCTTAAATACAATTGTGGGAGTTGTATTGATTTCTTTGTCTTTTGTCGTTACATCCGTTCTATCTGTCCAGCCGTGATTTGATTTTAAATTCATGATAGCAAGGCTAGGTGTTATGTTTTGTTTTTTACCGTTATAAAAACAATTGGCTTCACAATTAGAAATTATACGTTTATGATAGTTTTTTAAAGCTGGAAACTTATTAGATAAATATGTGAATATTTCTTTATATTGGTCTAAATCTCTTGCTATTTCACCTATAAAGTCATAATCTCTATTTTTTGACAATTCTAATGCTTGTTTAAATAATTCTTTAGCTATTTCTATAGTCCACTTCTCAGCGTTTAAATTTTCTTCTGGAGCACTCATAATAATAAAAATAATGTTCCTCCGATTAATACAACACGAATAACGGTGTGTAAAATAAAATCATTTCTTGACATAAATTCATAGAATGATATTGTTTGCATCCACGGGAATAGTGCGATTATAAATCTATCAATATAATAGATAAACAATAGTACAAATGAAATTAATAGGTATAAAAACTTTTTCATAATACGCAAATATACAAAAATCCCCTAACAATTACGAAAGGGGATTGATTATTTTAAAAATTGCTTTCTATTTTCCAGCACTCAAGCGTGTTGAAATACTTTGTTTCGCCTTGAGGGTTTGTCCATCCTCCTGATTTACCACGCAGATTATAACTAACATCTACTTCATCCCCTACGTTAAATTTGTCTAGTTTATCGCAGTTGTTTTGTAGCAAATGAAATAATATATCTTGAGGATATTCTCCTCCAGTGTCAATTACAAATTCTCTTTTTTGGAATTTATCTGATACAACTACTGTATCAAACTTTACTTTTAATTTACCTTTGATTTGTGTCATTTTGATTTATTTATTTAATTAAAAACTCATTTTTTCGACTGATTTATTCAGCGCATTATTTATTTCTTCAGCTTTGGCGCGTGCTATTTCTACCCATTCGTTTATAGTTTTCTTTGATTGCCCTACCTTAACGATTGATTCACGTGTTAATTTGATTACTACTAGCTTCTTTAACGCTTCAGGTCGATATGCCACGAAGTAAAGTTCCTCCAATTCATCGCAAACTGTGAAGTAGTGAACGCATTGATGTATATTATCGCTCGGTATTGTTTCTGAGTTTGCAATCTTAACATGATTTGTTCGTCCGAAGCATTTAATTTCAAGTCCGATTTTATTATTAGCAGTCAATCCATCGGGAGAAATACCAAGTAAAGGTAGTGATTCGTCGTGAATCCATCCAACCTGCTCGAATTTAACGCCTAAGTATTCTTCAGCTTTTTGTCTTGCTTCAGGTTCTAATGCTTTGCCACGTGCAGTCGCATCGGTTTCCCACTCTTCGATTGCTTCGTATGGTTCGGTATATTCACCAAGTAACTCATTGAATAAAGTATCTGTAGTTGAGAATAATCCTTTGCTTCTAGTCCCTCCGATTTTTGCCCATTTAAGCTCAAACCATTCGGCATCTCCTTGTTGTACGTTGTGTATTGTCATTGTAGTATAGATTTAAGTTCGTCCTTTTTTGCGATTATAACGCTATTATCACGCACTTCTTTTGAAAATAAGGTGTAAGTACTCTTTAACTCGTCAAGTGTCTTACAATCGCTTAATTTAGCCAAATAAGGTGCTGTGTCAATCGGGGCTGGTTCGCTATGATTCAAAGGTGTAATTGTTAGCATTTTCTTTTTGCCACGTGATACGGTTGTGATAATGCGTTTAGGCTCGTCAATGTGGCTTGCATGACTTATAACTATACCGCCAACTTCAGCACCCGAAAATTTAACAGTTTCATCTCTGAATAATGTCAAACTTCTACCGATGTATTCTAAGCCATTCGTTCCCCATAGTTGTACCATAACTCTTCGCATACCTTTCGAAGGCTTGTAAGGTTTGTTATTGTCGCCCTCAAAGTAAATGCTCACTGGTTGTTGTTCGCTATCAATTTGCTTGATGTCTCTAATTTTGATTGTTTTTGCTCCAGCGATTAAGTCGTCTGCGTTAAGCTGGTCAGATTTCGGAATGATTGTTACTCCTAAGTCGATTTCGTTTTCTTTCATAACTTCTATTTTTATTCAAATTTACTTAATTTATTTTAATTATTATACTACAATTGTGATAAACGGTCAAATAATTTGATGAACGGTTATTTATCTTGAACAACCATAAACTTTGCACCGTACTTTTCTACCTCACGCCCTCGAAATAATTGCAAAGGTTTAATAGTATCGGTTTTCTCTTTAACTTCAATGAATGTGCAAACCCCATCTTTAATCGCTAACAAGTCTGCATACCCACTTCCATTCGCTCGAATCAATCCAATGACTAGATGTCCTTTTGCTTCCAAGTCCTTTATAACTTTCTGTTTAAATTTAGATGCCATATTCTCTTCTAAATACCGATGTTGTGAAATTCTTTTTATTCATAACTTGTTTGTATATTTTATCCTCAATTCCACCTTTTGAGAATATCCAAAACACTTCGTTTGATTTTCGTTCCATTGTAGTAAGTCTATCCCTACTTTGCCAGTAACTAACTGCTGAAAAGTCTATGTTGTAATAAACAAGGTATTGAGCGTTTTTAAGTGAGATGCCCTCTCGTCCTGAAACTATCTGAATCGCAAATGATTTATTGCTATTATTGAACTCCTCTAAATCGGTTGTTATTTCGTTTCCAAATACTTCTTGAATGGCTTTCAATTCAGCCGTAAATTTATAGAAGATAGCAATCTTTTGTCCTTTGAAATACTCTCGAATGAACTTCGCTTTAGAATAATCTATAACCATTGAATTACCGCTTTCAAATTTAATAGTCCCACTTGAAAGCTGGTGGATTTTGCTCATTAACTTAACTGCGGTATCGCCTAAAATAACTTCGTTTTTGCCCTCAATGAATTTATCTTTTGTCAATTGCTTAATTAGTTGCTTTGTGTTTTGTTCTATTTCGCAGTAAAGGACTTTTTCAATTACGGTTGTTTCAAATCCACTTTGTTCTTGGGTGTAACGAATGAAGTATTTATCTATAATCGGTTTCACTTCGTTTATTCTACAATCGGAATAATCTTTGACTACTGCATAACCTAAATTTCGTTCCTTTACGTTTACAAATTCATTTGCAAATTTATAAAAATTAACGTGTTTAAACGGAGATGAATAACTTACCCAAAACTGGTGGAATATTTGCGAGTAGCTTTCGGGGTGTGGTGTTCCTGAAAGATAAATCTGTGGTAAACTTCCATACTTTTGTTTAAATAATTTAGCGGTTTTGTTTGGTTTTGGGAACGCTCCAAATCTGTGGTGTTCATCGTGAATAACACAATCGAATTTATCAGTAATCAAATGCAACGATTCATCGTTTACAACCGTTAAATTAAATTCAAATCCGAAATCATTGTAATCGTTTTCAATTGATTTAATCGCTTTCTTTTTAGTAACAAATAGCACGTTATTAAATTCGCTTAACTTACACGTTTGTAAAGCTATCAATGTCTTTCCTATTCTAACCATACAAGCATAATAAACAATATTATGTTTTTTTAGTATTTCGCTTCCTTTTAAAGAAAGTTCCTTTTGGTATTCTCTTAGTTCCATCTTTTCTTTGGTCTTGACAAGTTAGCTTTTGCAGTTATACATCTTAATTTTGTATTAACGGAGTGATATAAATAAAATAGACTTTTTATTTGTTCATCAGCTATAAAATATTTAACGCCTTTTTTTGTTAATTCTACTTTATCTATATCTATTGAAAACTCTAAAAAGAAATTGTTTAAAACTTCCACAAAATCTAAATCAAAATGGTCTATGTGGCTATTTTGTTTCGTTAAAACTTCATTCGTGAAACAACATTTATCAACTCCATAATTAACTGTTTTTCTAAATGATTCTATTTGTGGCTCAATTTCATTTCTTAAAGCTGAAATAAAATTACTTAAGTGGCTTGACTTAACATTAAAATTAATACTTATTGTATTTAAGTTACCATTAATATCTTCAATAGCTAAACATTCATTCCATTCATTTCTAATTCTTTTGAAACACTTGAATCCATCTCCATTTTTTCTTTCAATTTCGGGATGTTTACTAAAGTAATTCAATAATAATTCTTCATCTTTTTTATTAGTAACAATCTCATTATTACTTAAATTTCTAAATATTTCTTGTACTTGTTTTTTCATTTCGATTCTAATTTGTTAACATAGTTTATAATTGTACGTCTTGAAACTCCTAACAATTCAGCTACTTTTGTTCTGTTAAATTCAGGATTATTATCGTAAATAGCTTTCAATTTATCAACGGTAGTTTGTGCTTGCTTAGATGCAGTTTTTAAATCGTGAACTTCAGTTGATTCAATCTTAATTTTCCTAGCATTTAAAACAAAGTAATCCGATAATCTTTCAGCTTTCAAAATTGATTCTTTTGATATTTCCAAAGCGTTTGTTTCATCGTTAAAGTAGCTATCAAAAATATGAATCAACAAAGAAAATCTAGGTATGTACGATTTCTGTTTTGGGTACATTGATTTTAGATATTCGTTTTCATCTTCGTTGTTTTGACTATTTGTAATCTTATTGAATATTCTTATCCATTCCGTTTTAGCTTCTTTGGAAAATTTAACAGTTTGCGTTATAATATCCCGTTCCTCATTTCGTTTAATCAATTGTAACATTCCCTGATAAAACTTAGTAATTGTTTCGGAATACCAAAGTATTGTTTGATAGTCCAATTCAGAATCGTTATAAGAATCCACAACGGAATCTGGGAAACTTAAAAGCATCCTATCCATAAATCCGTTTTCTTTGTTTTCTTCGGTACTAAATGAATTAAAGATACTCGGTTGAATACCTCCTAAGACTGGAATAAATGGCTTTTCAACAAATGAACTTCGAGCAGTTTTACGATTCATTGAAACAGACTTACCACTCCAACATGAAAGCCAAAATTCTAAGTCAGAACCAGCACGATATTTGTTCATATCCTTTAACCAACCTGCCAACTCATCTTTAAACACCCCTACTGCATTATCACTTTCTTGGTGTAATTCAACTAAGGCTTCAAGTGTAATATCATTCGCTATAAATTGTGTTTTCTTTGGCTCAAATACTTCAGGAAATTCTTCCTTTTCCTTTTTATTTAACGTGTTATAATAATCAAACTTTTCCTTTTCCTGAATGTAGCGTTTAATTTCCTTTGAGTTTGATTTCATTAAAGGAAAAATAATATTGTTTATTGAGGGAGTTTTACCAATTCCAGCCTTTCCAACTACTGCCATCCAAACAACTCCGTTTTCATTCCATCCACGCTTTACTTCAACATCAAACGAGTTACCAATGCAAACAGATATAAGCCAAATCAAAGATACACCCATGAAGTCAACGTTACTATCTAACTTCGTTGAACATTCGTTGATATAGAATTGAATATCAGTTGGAAAAATATCAATAGGAAATACCGCATTTTCGATTATAGGCTTTTCAATTTCTAGTGGTTTAAGTTTATCAATTTCACGTTTCAATCTACTTCCAAAACCTTGCTTGTATAATTCAGAAGCGGTTAATGACATATCTCCATGATGATTTTTGTAAGCATAAATCATAAATGGTGAAAGTAATTTTTCAGCTGGGTACATTGTGCCAGTCGAAAACAGAAACATACAGCCCGAATCTTTAAATACATATCCTGAATGTGGACTTTCAGCACCTTGTCTTTTTATTACATACGATTTCGATGTGCTTCTAACAATAGAAAACTCATCGTTAATCAAATCTAATGCAGTATGTTTAGAGTTGTAATCATCCCAAGGGGAAATTTCACTTTCATTTTTCG